TGCGTCGTCGTCGGGTGCAGCGGTTGCCGGTGCGTCCGGGGGAGCAGCCGCCGGCGAGCAGGGCGCCGATCAGACCGCCGCCACCGGCACGCAGACGACCGGCGAACGGCGACCAGTGGTGCGCGGGAACGACACTATCTGGTCGGATGAAGCGATCCTGAAATACGCCGAACTCGCGCAGAAGACGGTAAAAGTCGGGGACAAGACGGTCGAGTCCGCAAACGCCGCATCCGCGCAGGCGTGGTTGAACCGGTACGCGCCGGGCGTGACTATCCAGAACCTGGTCGTCAACTCCCCAAAGGCCGACGCCGAGACGATGATGAACACGACAAAACGCGCCCTCCGGAACATCGGGACGCAGGTGGTGCTCTGATGCACCTGACCTGGCACGCCGCGAACGGCGACACGCTGGTGATCGCAGACCCGTCACAGGCCGTCCCTGAGCCGATGTTCCACTACCTCTCTAGCGACGGGTTCGGCGGCACCGACATCGAGATCCAGACCCGGCGGGGAGCCTACCAGGACGGCACGACTCTGCAGACCGTCCGGCTCTCGCCCCGCACGCTGATGGTCCGGTTCCTCCTCCTCGCACCCGACCGGGCAGGGGTCGAGCAGAAACGCCGGCGGATCGCGGCCGCGTTCAACCCGCGAAACGGGCTCGGCACCCTAGTCTGGACGCAGGAGGATGGGTCGCAGTATGCGCTCCGGTGCGTGGCCCTCTCCGGCTCGCCCTCGTTCATTCCTGGCCGGCAGGCACAGGGCCGGGTCTGGCAGGAGGTGGTCGTGGACCTGCAGGCGCCGGACCCGTGCTGGTTCGACGCTGCCGCGACCACGCTGCCGCTCGCCGGGCTGACCGGCGGGCTCGCGTTCCCGGCCTCATTCCCGGCCTCGTTCGCGGCGATGGGATCGACGATGATCATCACGAACGAGGGCGATATCGCCGCCCCGATCCGGATCGAGATCCCCGGGCCTGTCCTCAATCCGGTGGTCGAGAACCTCTCGACGGGGGAGCAGATCGCCCTGACGCTGGATGTCCTGGAGGGACAGACGATCCTCATCGACACCGCCTACGGCAACCTGCTCTGCCGGCTGCAGGCCGCGAACGGCACTCAGACCAACGCCATGCAGTACCTGTCGCCAGACTCGACGTTCTGGCAGTTGCAGCCTGGTGAGAACATCGTGACCTTTTCGACGCCGAGCGGGAGCGTCGTGGTCTCGATCGAGTATGCATCCCGCTACACAGGAGTCTAGGAAACATGACTGTCAACCTCAACGCAGACGGGTATGAGGCGCTCCGCGAGCGCACCCCCGTCATCGAATGGTATGCCGAACTTCAGAGGGGCGACGGATCGGCCGCCTGTGCCCGGTATGCCCTGGCATCGCACCGCACGTCGGCTGCCGGCGTCACGCCGATGACCTTTTCGCTGCCGGTGACGGGAGCAGACGTCACCCTACCCTGCCAGATCGAGAGGGTGCAGCTCTTCGAGGCCGCGAGCGGGGGAGACCCACTCTCCGCTGCTGCGAGTGTCGAACCCCTCCTCCTGTTCCTGGCAGCCGATGCCGGGGCCGTGGTCCTGACCATAACTCTACCGGCGGTGGCGTAGATGGGGCTGCCTGACCTCTATCCAGCGCAGGTGGGGTCCCCCTACACCACCCTCGCCGCACCGTACACAACGGGCGCTGCCACGATGACCGTCGCTGACGCAAAGAAACTTCCGGACGCGCCGAACATCGTCTGCCTGGCAGGGTCGGTCGCCGGCGAGTTCCGGTACACAGGGAAGGACGGCAACATCCTGCAGGGGGTCGCGGCACTTCCGGGCACCCCGGCGGCGACCTGGCCAGTCGGGGCGTTCGTGTTTCGGGGGATCGCCGCGTATGATATGAACGCTCTCCAGCAGCGGGCAACGTCCGTACAGAACCAGGTCGATTTCCTGGCTCAACTCAACTCCCCGATCATCGGCATCGAGTGGGATGCGGCCTCGGCGTCCCCCACGCTCACCCGGATCGACGCGGCCGGGGCCCCGCTCGTAGGACTCGACCCGACGTTCTTCGACAAGCACCGGATCTTCGACCGGCGCCGCTGCACTCGAGATCGGGCGACCGGAGAAATAACCATGTCCTCAAATGGCCGGGGCGACGGGTTGGTGCTGGATGGCAGCGAAGGCGACGTATTGGTGCGAAAGCCGAAGTACTACTACAAGTTCGAGTGCGAATACCCCTACTTCCGGTACTGGTTCTCCGCAGAGCCGCACGTCGGGTTCTCCGTGTGGCCGGCGTTCATGCAGCGCGGCGACCCGCTAAACCCCACCGCAGCGGACTACCTGTATTCCGGGGCCTACGAGGCGTACGGGTATGTTGACGGGGGCGCGTTCAAACTCGGCAGCGCTGCCGGGAAGAAGCCGGTGACGGGGAACTCTGGGACTGACCTTGAGCACGCAGACTGGGATCCGTATCCCGGACTGATCGACGCCAACGTGCCCGACATCACCCTTACAAGAGAGGGAGAGTTCACCATCACCATCGCGGAGAAGTGCGCGAGCCTCGTCGGCACCGGGTTCGGGATCACGAACTTCTGGGACTACGTCGGCGACCAACTCCTGATGTATCTGGAGTTCGGGACGTTTGACATCCAGACTGCGCTCGGTCTGGGAGTCACTGATCTGCCGACCGGCACCAAGTATGCCGGGCTGCTCACCGGGGCCGACAGCATCGACGCCAGGCTCGCCGAGAACGGCACCGGGGTCGGCAGCGGCGTCAACGGCAAAACCCCGGTCGCCTGGAGAGGGATCGAGAATCCTTATGGCAACGTCTGGAAGTTTATCATCGGATGCAACTTCAAGGCAGGAGGCATATTCCGCACCATCAAGCGCGACGGGTCGGGGACTCTCGCAGTGACAATGGCCGATGGATCCTATGACGAAGGGACTGGGGTCCCGACGGTGAACGGCTATATCTCGGGGCTGCTGGAAGACGAACTCGGCGGCATGGCAGTCATGCCGGCGGCGGTGAACGGATCGAGCAGCACGTATCTGTGCGACTGTTGGTACGCGCCAACCGGAGACGGAATCCTGCGTGCGGGGGGCCTTTGGAACTATAGATGTAATGCGGGTCCCAGCTGTCGGACGGCGGCTGGCGAGGTCTCGAATTCCCGTCGCAGCAATGGCGCCCGCGTCGAGTTCCGGCCACCTGAAGAGGCATAAGGAGGTGTGATAAGACGCACCCCAAATTTTCTGATTTCGCGACGGAGGAAAAACCTCTCGACGGGAAGAAGATGGGCATTGACGATGTGCTGAACCAGGAGGTTCTGATTCTCGATTTCAAGCGAGGTCAAAGCAAGTTCAAGGAGAACGCGCGGTATACGACCGTGCAGTTCGAGATGGGTGGGGAGACGCACGTCCTGTTCACCGGGTCTGAGGTCATCTCTGATCAACTGGAACGTCACAACTTCGGGCGGAAGTATCTCTACGAGAACCCCGCGATTCGTACAGCAGTGAAACACGCAGTAACTACAGGAGGAATGAAATGGCCAAACTGGTTAGCAGCACCGTAGAGCCGACGGCGATCGGTATCGACGTAATCAAGAACGGATCTGTCCGGCTCCTCTGCCGCTGGGACGTCAGGGAGATCGAGGTCGAAGATGAGATGGCCGGCACGCATACCGAGTACGAGTATGCCGAGAAAGTGATCTGGTGGGCGCTGCCGTCGCCGGCATATCTAGAACGGCGGGGAAGCCGACAGGTCCTCACGGACGCCGGGAGAGTGTACCTGGCGTCGGCAGAGAGCGAGATCCTCGGATGGGCGATGGCAGCAGGGGTGTAAGCCATGCGGCGGTACACCCTCGCAGGGTTTGCCACCCTCGGCACCAGGCAGTCTCGCGCCGTCGGGGTTGCAGGCGAGAGTGCTACTGTTGACGTTACCCGAACGTTTACGGCGGCTGATCGGGTCGCCGAGGTCGAGGTCCTGTGGGGAGACCTGGACGCACAGGCGTACCTGGTCGCCGCCCCGTCGTACCTGGTGCCTGGGGCTCGGAGATTCGGGCTGTCCCGGTTCTCTGTCCCTGGCACCCTGCAGTCCCGCCAGGTATCGATCGATGGAGCGGCCGTCACCCTGGCAGCCACACGAGATCCGCTGGTCGCCGCGGACAGGTTGGCAGCGATCGCCGGAGTAGGAGGTTATCTCACCGGGCGATCGTATGCGGCGCCGGACGTCTCCGGCGGCGTCTCGGTGGCGTTTGAGGAGGTATACCCGATATGACCGATGAGATCAGATTCAAACGGGGCTCGACCCTGCCTATCTATCGAGTCACCCTCTACCGCCCGGGCAGCCCCACAACACCACTCGCGCTGGCAGGGGCCGAGGTTCGGTTGGTTGCCCAGTCCAAACTCTCCGGGGCAACCGTGATCGACGAGGCTCTGGAGATCCTCGACGCGACCGCCGGCCTCTGCCAGTTTAGCCGGGAGGTCGGAGACTACCTGCAGGGCGACCGGTGCAAGGCCGAGATCATCGTGACGTTCGGCAACGGCTCGGTTCTGATCCTGCCGACGACCGGCTACTACTCCCTCACCATCGAGGACTCGTTGGTATGACCGACATCACCATCGCCCAGGCCGGGACGTGGCCACTCTACCGGATGACCCTGACACGAGGGGTAGACCCTCTCCCTCTCGCCGGCGTGACGGCGACGCTGTATGCCATACATGCCCGATACTCCGGCTGGGAGATCCGGCAGCCGATGACCGTCGAGGACGCCGCAGCGGGGCAACTCCTCTGTGCGTTCGGCCCGGAGGATACTGTGCACCCGGGCACCTACAATGTGCAGGTCCGGCTGCTCTGGGGGGATGGGACCAGCACCACACTCCCGGCGGCTGGATACTTCCAGATGGGGATCGGGCCGGCGCTCGAACCTGAGGACACCCCGCCGGAGCCGTTGCGGGTCTACGAGCGGTCCGGGGGCACACTCGTGCTCAAGGCCGTGATCGACGCCTACGAGGCGATCGAGTGGACGCGCCGGTGGCGCTCCCCGGGGTCCTGGCAGGCCGTGATCTCCCGATATGCTACCGGCGCGGATGAACTTCGGGAGGGGCGGTTCATCTCCCTGCCGCGCCGGGGCCGGCACCTGGTCGGCATCATCGAGAGTATCGAGGGGCAACTCACCGACGAGGGAGAGATATCAGAGTCGTGGACGGTCGCGGGCCGGGACCTCGGCGCGATCCTGCAAGACCGGATCTGCCTGCACGGGGTCTCCGCCGGCACCGGCTACGACGAGCAGATCGACGTCGTCGGGGAGACGGCCATGCGCCACTATGTCGAGGTAAACGCAGTTTCCCCGACCGACCCCGACCGGGCAATCCCGGGCCTCGACCTGATGCTCGTCGACCAGGGCAGGGGGGCGACGGTGCAGGTCCGGGCCAGGTTCCAATCGCTGCCGGAGATCCTGGAATCCATCGCCCTCCAGTCAGGTCTCGGGTGGGACGTGATCTACTCGTTCGACACGGACGAGATCCTCTTCGACGTGCTCGAGGGGACAGACCGGTCCGCCGAGATCCTGCTCTCTCCACGGCTCGGCAACTGCCTGATCGCCGGCTACCGGGCCTGCCTCTCGGACGCCCCGACCCTTGCGATCGTCGCCGGGCAGGGCGAGGCGCAGGATCGGGAGATCGTCGAGGTCGGGGCGGCGACCGGGTGGAGTCGGCGCGAGGTCTACATCGACGCCCGGGACCTGGACGCGACCGACGCCCTGATCGCCCGCGGGGAAGAGAAACTCGCGGAAGTCGGGGAGACGACGACCCTGGAGGTCGAGTATCTCCCGACCCCGACGTATCGCTATATGACTGATTTTGATTTGGGTGATATCGTGAGCGCCGAGTATCCGGGCGTTGCTACGATGCAGGCCCGGATCGTCGCCGTGACCGAACAGTATCCATCCGGGCGGATCGTGCTCGGGCTCGGGAAGGAGTGGCCGGACTTAATCAGCCTGCTCCGGACCGTGAAGCAAGATAACGCGGAGACAAGACGATGACACTGAACACTGGCATTTTCGACGTGAGCGATCCGCAGAACCCCGACCGGGTGTATTCCGCGGCGCTCCTGTGCAGGATGATGGCTAAGCAGATCCGGGACGGGATCGTCCACGGGGACGGGGACGAGATGGCCGTCACGGTGACGGACCCGCCGGCGATGACCGTCCTGGTCGGGACCGGGACCGCGATGGTGCAGGGCCGGTTCTGCGAGAACGATGCGGCGCTGACGCTGGCGGTGCCGGCGGCCCACGCGACCTACCCCCGGATCGATCGGGTGGTGGTGCGGCTGAACGCCTCTCCCGGACGGACGATCGACATCGTTGTTAAGCCCGGGACCGCTGCCCCGACCCCCGCTGCACCGGCCCTGACCCGGACGGCGG